CCACCATGATTGGTTTCCCACCTGCCTTTTGCTTTACTGTCTTCTCTTAAAGTAACATTACCAAAAACTTCTTTATATTCTTTAGTAGCCATAAGGTTACGAACCTTACTACCGAACCTTGATGCAAGTTCAGCGTTGTGTGAAACCTGCATAATTTTTTTCTTTGGATACTTTCCGATATACCAAGCAGGGAATAAATAAGATGCAAATTCTGATTTAGTATGTCTAGGAGGCATATTAATGATGAGCCTCTTTGCATCACCATCTGCTATATCATGAAAAGCTTCAGCAATAATTTGATGGTGCCCCTTATTTTTTGGGTCCTTCCTACAAATAAAATCTTCCCACATTGCCTCAACGAAAACTAAAAAATTATCTTGGCATAACTTGATCCACTCTAATTGTTTTTTGAGGATAATATCTTTTATTTCTTCTTCTGTAAGGTTTTCAATATTCATACCGTTTGGGACCCTAGTATATGAATGTATTATGCTTTGTAAACCTCTTTCGCCAAAAAACCCAGCCAGGCAACGCGAACCCTGATGGCATAAAAATTAAAAGTAGTTTTGTAAGTGTAATGAGCCTTGTAGTAGGTACAGGCTAGATACACCAATGGCGCGTAGTATAACGCGCCATTGGTAAGTGTTAATTATTCTGTGTTGTGTATTGCTTGAACAAGTGTACTAAACTTTTTAAGTACATTGTCTTTGAACTCATCTACAACAGGGTTACCAACATTCTCAAGTATATGCTTTTCACATTCGCCCATTAATAGTTGAAACATGATCTCATAGTTGAGTTGTTTTTTCTGTCCATTGTCCACCACCATGTCAGCAAGTGAAGTAGGTGCATTAGAGTTTAACTTCTCACTCAATACATTAGCTATGTTAATCAAATCATTATTGGGCATTTGATACCTCGCCAATAGCCTTATACTCACAATAAGCAATTTGCTTTTGGTGTGCATTCCATAAATCTAAATGTGCTAATTTAAATTTATCTTTGTCAAAAGATTTTCTAACTCGGTTAATCTTTTGAAGACCAAAACTATTTCCATGCTCATCTTGAACAATAATTAAGTTTTGGTTTGTTCTCTCAAATAGATTAACAATGTGTTCTTTCATACTGTCTAACTCTTTGTTAAGTCTATTTGCTTTTAGCTTTAGTGATGCATATGCAAGAACTACTTTTTTTTCGTCTTGCTT